GGAACTGTTGCATCATTGAATACATTAAAAAGAAGAATAAGATGATTAAGAATCAGATGATGTTTAAGTATGCCAGAGTTTAGATACTTTCGTATCAGTTTTTTGACATACTTAAACCTTTTCAGATCCTCATCAAATTCTTCTTTTGTTGTGCAATGCGGATTGTTGTAATATTTAATCGCAAAGAAGATATAGTTATCTTCATTCAGTTCATCAAATCTCATCTACTCATCAGGCAACAGTAAGGGTAGCAGCAGAGGAAGTTACATCAGCAGCGCCAGTCGCAGAGACTACACAACGATACTGGTTTCCATCCAGTCCAGTGGAGTTAGAGATGGCAAGTGTTGCAGTAGTTGCATCTGAGTAAACACCACCATTACTGATGTTAGCGAAGTTAGCACCAGAGTCAGTGGAAAGTTGCCATTGGAAGGTAGCAGTTCCACCAGCAGCACCACGGAGAGTTGCAGCAACAGTAAAGGAAGCAGCGGCAGGTGCGGTAACAGAAGCAGCGGCAGGTTGAGTGCCGATGGTGATACCTCTATCTGCTGCGATTGCGTCATCAGCCTGAGACTCAGCAGAGTTCGCTTCAGGATTAGAAATTACAGCGAGGCATTCTGCCTTAGTTCTAGTAACACCACTCTGAGTATATGTATGGAAGTTCCACCAACCAGGACCAGTGACACCGCGTGCCTTGTTTTCAGCAAGATCTGCTTCCGTAGCATCAACAAAAACCACAGTCATATTGCCACTGGCGCTGGCAGGACCATTGCCGCGAGTAGCTTCAACTTTAGTCTTGTTTGCGTTGGAATCAGTATTTCCGTATAACGCCATGTGATTTACCTATAAAAGTTTTCGTAATCTTTTTTTATTTATAAAAAAAGGGGAGTCATGCTCCCCCAATAACTAGGTTTTAGATGAGATTTATCCGTTGCTAGTCTCAAGGTCTGCGGGATCTTCTGCTCTGGCAAGGATAGCCTTCTCAACTACAGCGAGAAGTTGGTCGTCCATGTCAGTCTTAGTCAGAGTGACTGCCTTCTTCAAAATAAGAAGACAAACCTCAACTAACTTTTCTCCAAGTTCTTCGTTCTCAGGAATCTTAGCGACGGCATCAGAAATAATCTTTGATGCGAGTGGAAGTAAAAATGCGAGCATGATCTTATAGCAATGTTCAAAGCCTATTTATTCTTATTCTTATGCTTCCATGCGGTTGCGTAAGCAATAGACTTTTCATCTTTAGTCAATTTACCATCCTTAGCATATCCTTTTTTGATATGCTTAATCATTCTATCATATTTTTTGCCAGGAGGTGCCTCCTCCTGACTCAATACTTTTTTGCCTTCTTGCTACCGCCGTCGCAACCGCAACCTTCATCTACTGTATCATCATCACATCGGCAGTCGTCAGTTCCATGTACGGGACACTTAGTTCCTGCCTTTGAATTATTGCATTGAGCAGCTTCCTTCATTTTCTTTCCGTACTTCTCCTCAAGTTCGGATCTCCAGTCGGAACGCTCTTCCTTCTTCATTCCGATTGCCTTGCCGATTGCCTTACGACGCTTCATCAGATACTTGTCTGATGAATCCTTATCACCATCGTTATCTACATCACCATCTTCCTTGCCAACGGGATCAAGTTTCTTCTCGTCAAGATCCTCTTCTTTAACGCAGTTAGGAACAACCTTACCACCTTTGTTCTTCGTACCCTTTGCTTTATAACCATCCCAGCACTTGTCAGCACCAACATTCTTGCGTGCCTGCTTCATGCTACCTTCAAAAATTCCGCCTCTAGAAAGATTAGAAACAGCAGCGTCCATCAATGATGATGCAAACTCATCTGACACTTCCTGCTTGTTCTCAACTTCACCGAAGCACTCTTCACCAGCAATGCCATTGGCGGTACGCTTAATTAAAGATTCTGAATAGCTATCGTTGTACATTTCTTTCTGGGTACTTTTTCTTTTATTTATAGATGTAGACCACTCTGGAGTTTTAGTCTTACCATATTGCTCTTTCTTTTGACCAGGAGTGAGATCCTGAAGATACTCTCTAGTCTCATCAGTACCAAGTTCATGAACCTCACTGATGTCAGAAATCCAACTTCTAAATGTTTTGTGATTTTCACCTAAGCAGATAACATAGTTTGGTCCGCGTCTAATAATAGTGCCGACCTGATCATTTCCATTCTTTACTTTCATCCCTTCTGGGAAGATCTCATCATTGTAATACTGTTCACGGATGTAAACCTTTGAGTATTCTGAAAAGTTGTACATTAATACTTAGATTCTATCAAACTATTTATTATTTAAAATTAGCAGGAAGATTCTCTGCAATTTCTACCATTAACTTTTTACAATCAGTGTCATTTAATGCACTAGGTATGCCAGATCTAAAGGTTTTATAATCCATCTTATGCGCCGCTCTTCTCATCTTAGTTCCTGAGATAGCAAAGGTATCTCCATCAGCATCTCTACTTCCAGAAGATTTAATTTCAATTTTTCTGAATGAAAAATCTTTGCCGTTATACCTGTGCAAGAATTGCATGGCAGAAACTCTATCAGAACCTACCAGAAATACCACCTCATCATATCCTGCCATCATTAGATCTTGCAAGATAGCAACAGGATCTCTAGGACCAGAGAATATTTTACCACGATGCTCTGGAAACATCTTATCCATATAATACTTCTTGCGATCTGGTGGCAATGGATTACTACCTTTCTTATCTACAGTCTGTGAAATATAAATGCGATAGTCATTCTTCCCTGCTGCCTGTTTCACGCCAGCAAAGTTTTCTTTATGTCCTGTGGTTGGTGGTTGAAATCTACCAAATGTAAAGTAGCAAACCTTTCCGTCTAACGCCATTGTTTCTGTAAGGTGAAATTGTTGTACGCAAATTCAAGACGATTGACAAACTTAATCATGTCACCATCTTTATGCATAACATATCCTTCAGGTGTCGTCACTTTATATCCATTTTCAGTCTGGACAAAAGTTCTGAACTCTTCTAAGTGATCTAGTTTATCTATAACCATTTGTTTCACTGCCTGCATTTCTTTATATAATGCAAGCAATGCCTTAAACTTATAGACATTATCTACCAGATAGTTTTCACTCTGGTACACCAGATTACGTTTCTTAGTAAGGTTTGCAGCAGTCTTGATCTTGGCAAGTTCCTTGCTCATCTTAGCATGATAGAAATTGCCCAATGCATATAATGCTGCATCAACATTACCAATGCTACGAGCATTCTTAATCTCATCATTAAAGAACTGTTTCAGGAATGTAGAAATATGAAACTTCGCATCACCAGTACTACCGCTTACACTAACCAATTCATCAAGAAAATCTCCACATATCGTACACATGCGTTCAATCTTACGGATATAAGCATCAAACTTATTCATCTCAACAGATGAAAATCCCACACGATGCATTGGAGTATCATTCTCAATCACTAATGCATCATTAGATCCTTTCACCTTTGCGCCTGCTCTTGCTTGCATAGTAGGAAGATCATCTCCAGCATAATGAGTATGAAATACCACACCAATCTTTGCTCTTCCTGCTGCCCGACCAATAGGATGGTCCATAGGAATACCATAAGTAATAGTATTGGGTCTAAAGGTATAGAGTTGCTCACCATTAATGGTTTCCCTTTTTAATGTGCTGTTGGTGAATAACAAATCTCCCTGAACAACACCATCAATACCCAATTCAGCAAAATATCTCAAGGAGAACTTGAGTTTTTCTGCTAGGTCACCTTCATACCAGTCATCAATCTGAGAATCTGCAAAGCATAACTTAGGTTGAGTCTTAGCAAATACAGATTTAGTTCCAACGAAGAACATTCCACTCTTGGGATCTGTTCCACATATAACTGATGGAGCACCATCCCATTTAGTTTGCATGAAACCAGCACTTTCCTGGTGACCCAACATATTCTTCAATTCCTTCAAAAAAGAAACCGAAGCAGCACACCCTGCCGAACCATAGTTCAGCATCTCATCCTCTAAGTGTTCTAAATGTTTTAGTTGTTTTACGTTTGCCATTAGGATATCTTGATGTATGGTGCAGAATCATCAGATGCAGAAGTTGCATACAAATATATTCTAGTTGTTATCTCATCACGTTGATCCTTAGAACCCTTCATTAACTGATCAACAACCAGTAGACCCAAATACTTAGCAAATTTCCACTGAGGTCTCATCGCAGAAATAAATTCAATATCAACCACCTCTCCATCACCAAGAACATACTGACTATTGTTATTTGCTAGTGTCAAAATTTTCTGGTCAAGTCCAGGACCCTTAGCAGCAAGTGCAACATCTGATGCCGAAGCATAGTCTCTCCAGACACCATTGTCTGGACCATAGACTGCTTCCATAATGTTATTCATAACTCCACCACCTACTTTACCATGCTTAGCAGCGGATCCCATTACTTCACCCTGCCAAGTCTTACCTTCTCTATCAGTTGCTCTGTACTGAACACTAACTCCTTGACCCTCAAGATATACATCCATAGAGTTATAAAGAGTTTTTGACCCCACCTTCACAAATGGTTTCTTGACCGTAAGTGATGCTCTAGTAAAATTATGTTCTGTAAGATTTGCAGTGTTGCCTGTCACTTTTTTCAATGAGACTCCAATCAATTTCTTTTCATTGATTAGATCCAACAAAACTTTATTCACGCCACCCTGAAATGTCATTTCTTTTGTGTAAATGCCCATGTCAAAATCACATTCACACATGTAGATATCAGCAGGTGTCCACTTATTAATCTGAGAGAATGGTCTACCCTCTTCTTTATTTACTTTGAAGAAATGTTTTTCTACTACGTTAACAACACCAGTTCCTCTATAGAATTTAAAATTATTATTTCTATATTTTGTTGCACTGTATAATTTGTTTGCTGTCCTGATACTGGACTTCATCCAGGCAGGATCTTCTACAAGGAACTGATGTATTTTTGATAGAGGTTCGTCAGTAGAAACAGAACCAGATACTGCTTCGAGTTCATCTATAGGAATAATATAATCGACATCAATATCTGTATTCAGAGAATATCTGTATGCTGTAACCCAACATGCTGCTCCTTCAAATAAAGCAGTAGCATCAGCACCTCCACCAGATCCTTTGTTACTACCAAACTGTTCAGTCTTTGTGATCTTGGTGAATGTTATATCAGTTAATTTATTCTTACTACCTACTTTTTGTATCGCTTGTAGTACAGATTTACGAGTGTACTTGGATACAAAATTATTTGCGTGAGATTTATCAGGTGAATCGAAAAGTAAACCACCATCAATCACACTCTTCATATCTGCAAGAACATCATCTGATGTCATGATAAGTGCCTTACCACCAGAGATCTCTACATCAATAAGTTCTCTATTAACGATAGCATCATAAAGTACACGCAAACGGATACCACCACCCCTCGGTGCATCTTTACCGTAATCGCCCATCTGCATTGCAGACATAAAAAAAACCCCCCTTACGGGGGTATTTATTAGAGATCTCCTGCTACACGGTTCTCCGACCGCTCAATACTGAATGTTCCTTCGGGGTAACGGGCACTCAGTTTCTCAAAATTCATCTGAACGATTTCCTCAATGGAAACATTGAGACCCATGCAAGCTTGTGCAACATACCACATGATGTCACCAAGCTCACGTTTCAGATGAAACAGGTTTTCATTGTTAACAGGTTTACCCTGGAAAACAATCTTCTTCACAATCTCAGTAAACTCGCCTGCCTCAGCAGACATACCTACAGCAGCAGTCAGCAGACGCTCAGTAGCAAACTCTTCGCCCTCAAGTTGAATCAGACGATCAATGAACTCAGAATAATACTTGCTAGGATCTGAGGTGGTTCCGTCTACAAACTCAACATACTTATTAAGATCAATGGTCATATCAATTAAATTTAAAATCAGTAAATTTTGCTGTGGGTTGTTGAGACTTTGCTATTTCTTCAAAGTCATATTGCTCTTGCCCTGAGTCAACAATGTCAACTTGAGCAGAGTCCTCTACATCATACAACCTCATCTTCGCTCTGTCAATACCCACTACGAATCTCTTGAAGAGGTTGAGGTCGTTATAGCGGTTCTTGAGTTGCTTGACCATGATTTGGTTGATATTTTCAAGCTCCTCTGTAGAGATAAGAGCAAACATGAGGTCTGCAGTAGCAGGAAGTCCAAAAGACTCAGAGGTATCAGTAAGATCAACATCGCTAGAGCCATAACCAGAGCGAGTAGTCTGAGTGGCGCTAACAATAGGGAGATCAAACTCAACAGCAAGACCTCTAAGTTCTTCCGCAATGGCTTTGACATAGGTATACGAGTTAACTAGTGCTCCTTTATAGCGAGATGATGCACAGATGTTGAGGTAATCAATGAAGATGATGTCTGGTTTAAAACTCTTCTTGAGCGATAGATCATTAAGAAGTGCTTTAAAGTGTCCAGAGTGTGCAGATGCTGTAGGATATTCTTTGATAATAAGTTTGCCATTAGTCTTCTGTGCGAGACGGGTAACTTTAGATTCAAACAGTTGCTCAGGCAGATCTTCAATGTCCTTGATATTTACGTTAAGAAGATTCGCGTCAATGCGTTCAGCGATCTTCTCTTCTGCCATCTCCAGTGTGATGTAGAGGACATTTTTACCCTGAAGTAATGACGCAGCGGCCATGTGACACATAAACAGTGATTTGCCCACCCCAGTGCCAGCAAGTGCGACATTGAGAGTTTTGTTAGGAATACCACCCTTCGTAATCTTATTGAAGAGAGAAAGGTCAAAGGGGATTTTACTTTCATTTCGGTGATAGAAGTCGAAGCGATCTGCATAATCTTCTATATAGTCGTGACCAATATGGTCATCAAATGAAACAGCGAGAGCTTCCTGAAGAATTGATGGGATCGCATCTTCAGTTCGCTTGTCATCCTGACCATCAGCAATCTTCACACTATCCAGTAGTGCCAAGTAAACTGCACGTTGTTTACACCACTTCTCGGTAGCATCCAACAACCACTGAGAGTCTACTTCAGTGTTGTCAATGTCATCAATCTTGATCTGTAACTGTTTGTAAGAATCTTCATTCAGATCCTTACGGTTGTCAACCTCAATACTAAGAACTTCTTTAGTGGGAGTTTGACCATAGGTCACAACAAAGTTGTTGATGATGTCAAACAGAATCTTATCTGAGTATTCATTAAAGTATTCTGGTTTGATGTAAGGAATTACCTTACGAACATAAGTATCATCACTAACTAAGTTCTTGATGATAGTGCTTTCAATTGCTTCCATTAAGATCC